AAATTAGCGATTTCAGACCATCAACGTTTGATTCAATCATTGTGTCCAGATTTGCCTGAAGAGCTATACTTGGAATCCATGGATGACATCATGCAAATGAACACTAACTACAGCTACTTGTCGGAAGATAGACAGTACATGAAACCAATTCAAGATGTACAGTTAACCATTACTAAATGGGTAGTACATCGTTCAGTTAACACAGTGATTTTTGACCATTTGGAATTAAATGAACTGATTAACTTAATTGGTTTGGTTCGTGCTATTCTTTGGCATAAAGGATTCCATGAATTTGCAGCAGTGATTTCAGCAATTGCTCTGCAACCTAATCGTGATTCTACATTTGTTCAACCAAGTTATCGTAAGAATCTGGAAGCAGGTTTATCCGAACGCTTGGCAAAAACATATGATTTAGGTGGCGTTACTAAATCAGAAAAACGCAATATGTCGTATATTGGTTGTATTGAATTAATCCATAAAGGATTGTTTGAATATAACTGGTTATTAACCTTACCAGAGAAATGGTTAGAACAATCTAATCTGGTTACACGTGAGAAGCGTTTGATTCTACCTTCAGACATTCGCAATAAGATTGGTGAATTAATGTTGGTAGTTGAGTCTGAACAAGAATTTGTTCAAGATGAATTTAATTGATTTATATAATGGAGTTTCAAAATGGCTAATACATTTATTGGTTCGCATCGTAACACACCAATAACAGTAGATTATCTTAATCTTATTAAGGTAGCAGGGTACCAAGACCAATATCTACGTCCGAATGTTACTACAATGACAGGTGATGCTGTTGCTGAAATTGGTAACATGATTCGTAACTTCAATGGTAAGATTCCAGGTTCAGTGATTGCTAAGACAACAGCTAGTTTTATCTTGCCTACGTCTCGTCCAGAGTCATTATCATTTGCAGAAAATGTAGCACCCAATGCAGTAGCTATTCCATTTGGTTGGAATGAAGACCGCTTTGTATTCATGATGCAAATCCGTACTACTTCTGGTAATATTGAAACGACAGAATTGGTAACAGGTTATACTGACCGATTTGACGTAGCACGCACTAATCGTTATGTACAAAATACAGAAGATGTCATCATTGCACCAGATACAGTATTCTATATTAACTCTGTATCAACTATCGGTACACGTTATTTGAATAACTTTGCTATTCCGGTAATTAAAGATTCATTCTCTGTATTTGGTGGTGGTTTAGGTACAGGAACTTACCATAACCAAAATGCAATGAAGATGACTCCGATGAATTTGATTCAATCAGGTAAGATTAATAGTGTAGACGGTATTACTGATATTCCTGATAATAGTGGCGTTACGACTATTCGTAGTGACTATAAATCAGTAAGTGGTTATCCTACATTGTCTTACCGTAAGTTTAACTCACCTACTGCAATCACTTCAAAAATCATTGAGTCTTACAGCGACCAAGCGAAGTTATTTGCTAATTCAGGTAACTATAGCTCTGATGATGTATATAACCAAGCACGTGGTGCGTGTGCTGACCCAAGCATTACACAAACCAAGATTCTGACATCTATCTCTACCATGGGTGGTTCTAGCTCTACATTTGATTACAAATGGCTGCAAGCACTTGACCCAAACATTGATGATAAAGTCGATGTGTTTGATAGTGGCTACCATACTACGGAATATAGCGCTCCTTGGGATTCCCCTACATTGGAAACCCAAATGGCATTAGTTGCTTCTAACATGGTAACAACTTTGATGTTGAATTACTCATTGCGTATGTTGGAATTCTCATCAACAAACATGATTGTAAATCACGGTGGATTTGGTTCTAATTCAAGTTCTACCATGATTTCTAATATCAGTGGTTTTGTAGAAAACATCAACTTCAATAATATCATTGGTTCTCTTGAGAATATCATTGGTGAAGAATTAGGTATGGTGTTGTCTCAAGGTGGTGAGATTGGTTATTCTATCCATGTATCTGCTGAAATGAATGCTGATATCAGTATTACTATTTCATTCGAGGGACGACCTGAAGAAATTTACATCTTCCCTTCATTTGCAGACTCTGCACTTTCACCGATGATTACAACCAATGCTAAAGTGTATCGTAACAATTCTCGTGATATTGGTACAGTAATGGATTTGGTTGAAGAAACCGTTATTGGTGCAAGTGGTATCACTGGATATAGTGGTGGTATGGGTGATGTATTTGACCATATGCAGTCTGGATATAACCCAGGTATTGCCAATACAGGTAATGTCTATTAATCTATAAGAGACAGCAAATGCTGTCTCTTTTTCTATAAAAGGAAATCAAATGAAATTTAATATGTTAGATGTCTACGACGCACTCTTAATTACTTGTGGTTATGTTGTAGATGAAAATGGTCGTGTACGTAAGAAATTTGGTAAAGAATTACCAGTATCAATAGAGATTGAAGGTGAAACTCGGTACTTGGTATTGCCTACACGTGAAAACATGACTTCACCTGATGTCATGAACTTCGTATTTTTCCACCCATTCCAAGAAAACTTGGTACGTGGTGAATCACGTGTGATGTCATTTGTACGCCGTGAACTGAACCATTCTTATGGTGCTTCTGTTTCTGCACTGATGAGCGATATCGTAGCTATCTCATCTGGTACTGTAAACCACAGTGACTTAACTGTAGAACAACGTAAGTTTATCAGTTCTATCGGTAAAGTAGATGAGCGATTTGTGAAAGACTTTGATAAGATTATTAATAATCTGGCTAGTCGTAAATCCCGTAATACTCCAGTATATCTTTCCCTACGTAAAGGTGTAAACTGGGGTGGTAAAACACATTCACGTGCAGCTATTTGGTCTTCACCATTGCTGGAAGAAGTAATGACTTGTATTGAACAAGTGAATAAAGGCACTCAAGCTACTCCTAAGATTTTAGGTGTATCTGTTCGTAAAGGTGATTTGAAAACATATGAAAACTTATGCCGTGCATTCTTTGGTAACATCGATGAAAAGAACCACGAGTTCTATAGTTCATCAGATGCTACTGATGCGCCATATTGCGAAGCATTTGTTCGCTCATTGTTGACATTGCCTAAACGACTGAATGCCATTTCTGATATGTTCTATACTGGTAAAGGTATGGTTCATGCCAAAGAAGTATCGAAAGAATGTCATGAAGTTACTCACATCGATATTGCTTGGTTGGAAGAGTTGGTAAAAGAAACAGAAACAGGTAACTTTACAGTACGTGATTGGCGTAAAGAATATTTGTTGATTCCTTTGCAAGATGGTAATGAAGGTGTAGCAGCTGTAACTAAAGAAGAAGTGAAACAAGAAGCTCCTTCTCGTAGTAAATACGGTGCAGTTACAGAACAGGTAAGTGGTCATCCAGCTAGTGTACCTCCAGCAGCACCTGTAGCACAAGCTACACAGGCGGTAGCTACACAACCTGCGCAAGCTCAACCAGTTCAACCAACACAGCCAGTGGCTCAACCTCATCAAGCAGGTAACCAGTTCATCCAACGTCAAGAACCTGTACAATATGTACAACAATATCAGCCAGCTCAACAGGCACAACCAGTAGGTAATCAATTCTTACGTCGCCCAGAACCAGTACAACAGTATCAACCAAATAATGGTCAATACAGTGGTTTCCAAGCGCATCGTCAGAATCAGATTAATAACCATTACCGACAATTCGTTGCACCAGCAGCAGTTAACGGATATGTTCCTGGACAATCACACACAGTGAATGTAAACAATAATAATGGTTATGGTTATAATGTTAATCGTGGTTATAATGGTGGTACTACCAATTATAACAACAATAACTATTTTAACCGTAATGGTTCTGCTTCATTGTTTGGTACTCGTAAACGATAAGTAAACGATAAATAGTAATAACTAGATACACTACCATTTGGTAGTGTATCTAGATTACTATATATTTTTTTAACATGATATTATCTAGGAGTAGTTCTATTTAACTAGCTGTCCGTTTTACAATTTGATTATGGTAAGAAAGTAAACTATTAATTAATTCAGAACGAGGAATCTTAATTGTTAGCTTATCTTTTTTATATTCACTAGGTGATGAATAACCATTAATTCTCATTGTAATCCAATGGTGTTGTACAGGTACAGCTAAGTTTCTAAAAAAGCCGTAGAAATCGTATTCAAAGCGATTTGCGTCAATAGGAGAG